AGGAACTGGCGGAAATGGTGGCGGTGGAAATGGAGGAGTTGGCGGTGCTGGATCTCCAGGAACAGTTAACACTGGTGGCGGCGGTGGCGGTTGTGGACCGATTAACGTTGTGGGCGGTGGTGGAGCACACCAAGGTGGTAATGGTGGATCAGGTATAGTTATTATTAGATCACCATCAGGTGCACCTATGTCAGTTACACCAGGTACCAATACAGTAGCTCCCGATGGAGCAGCTACAGTTGCAACATTTACAGTTTCAGGAACTTTAACTTTTAATTAATATTATGGCACATTTTGCAGAACTAGAATCAAAAACAGACCCAACAGGTTTTACATCCGATACACATCTTATTGTAAAAAGAGTTATTGTAGTAGGTAATGATGTAGAAACTTCTAATGGGCCTTTAGGTGAAAATGATATGCATGTAGATGGAGAAACATGGTGTCAAAATTTCTTTGGATCAGGCACTTGGAAACAAACTTCTTACAATAAAAATTTTAGAAAAAATTACGCTGGTAAAGGTTTTAGGTACGATGAGTCTAAAGATAAGTTTATCGCACCACAGCCTTTTGCTTCATGGTCATTAGATTCTAATGATGATTGGCAAGCTCCTGTAGCAGAACCAACAATACTTACTTATGGGGATGATGTACCATATACAATACAGTGGGACGAAGCTAATTTAAGATGGTTGGGTTATGATGATCAAAATAATGAATTTGCTTGGAACCCAGACTCATCCTCTTGGATAGCTACTGGTAATTAGTATTTCATAAACTTGTATATTTTTTATAATTGTATATATATACAATTAAGAAATTATGAACCTATACAATTATTATTACTATTTTAAATCTGCTTTAACACCTAGACTTTGTGATGAAATTATTAAATATGGTAATAAACAACAAGAACAAATAGCTCTTACAGGCACTCAACATAAAAAAAATAATAATTCTAAATTAAATAAAAAACAGTTAAATGATTTAAAACAAAAAAGAGATTCTAATATTGTTTGGATGAATGATAGATGGATTTATAAAGAAACACAACCTTATGTAGCTATGGCTAATAATCTTGCAGGTTGGAATTTTGATTGGGATTGGTCAGAGTCTTGTCAATTTACAAAATATAAATTAAATCAATTTTATGATTGGCATAGTGATAGTTGGGCTCACGCTTACAACAGCCCTAATGATTTAAATAGTGATGGTAAAATTAGAAAATTATCAGTAACATGTTCTTTATCAGATCCAAAAGATTATGAAGGAGGAGAATTAGAATTTCAATTTAGAAATGAAGATGATCCATCAATTACACAAACTTGTACTGAGATACTTCCCCGTGGCTCTATTGTTGTATTTCCTTCATTTGTGTGGCATAGAGTAAAACCCGTAACGAAAGGGGTGAGATATTCATTGGTCATGTGGAACATTGGATATCCATTTAAATAATGAGTTTTAAAAAAAATAAATATACAATTATTAGAAAAGCAATATCAAAAGATTTAGCTGCGTTTGTCTCTGATTATTTTTTAACAAAAAAACAAGTTTATGATACCTGTATAAAAGGAAGATATATATCTCCTTATGAAACTACATTAGGATATTATGAAGATAAAAACGCTCAAATTCCTGATACATATTCTTGTTATTCAGATATAGCTATGGAAACATTATTAGCACAATGTAAATCTTTAATGGAAAAAACTACAGGATTAAAAATTTATCCTGCATACAGTTACGCAAGAATTTATAAAAAAGATGATGAATTAAAAAGACACAAAGATAGATTTAGTTGTGAGATATCTACAACAATGAATCTTGGAGGAGATGACTGGCCTATCTATTTAGAACCATCTGGTAAAGAAGGGATGAAAGGTATTAAAGTGGATTTAAAACCAGGAGATATGTTAGTTTATTCTGGATGTGAATTAGAACATTGGAGAGAAAAATTTAAGGGTAAACAATGTGTACAAGTATTTTTGCATTACAATAATAGAAAAACAAAAGGTGCAAAAGAAAACATGTTTGACAAACGTCCCCATTTAGGACTTCCTGCCTGGTTTAAAGGTTACAAATTTCAATAGTGTCTATCTTAACAAGATTTGTTAATACTTGTTTAGAAGATGTAGCTTATCCAAAACAACCTAAATCCTGGCATGTTCAAGGAAGATTAAAAAATAAGTCTAATCAAATTTTTAAATTTGATGTTAGAGGTATGGCTAGAATACCAGATAATAAATTAGGTAAATCCGGTAGTACAGGCTCTAATGCAGATAAGATGGTGTTCGAAACAACTAAGAATTGGGTGATATTTGATATTGAAGAAATTAATAAATATGTAAAAAAATATAATACTAAAGTCTTATTGTTTCAAGACTTGTTAGATAAGTTAGATTGGAATATTATATTAACAAAATAGCACTATATTTTTATAATTTTTGTTATATACTTTGTGTTATGCCATTAACTCAACTTAATTTTCAACCTGGTTTAGACACAGAAAACACCGAAACAGGTGCAGAAGGTAGATGGACAGATTGCGATAAAATTAGATTTAGAAAAGGACTGCCACAAAAAATAGGTGGTTGGACTAAATTTAGTCAAGATTATTATGTAGGAAGACCATCGGGTATAGCTTCTTGGATTTCTTTAGATGGTACACGTTATCAATCTATAGGAGGAGATAAAAAAGTTTATGTTTATCAAGGTGGTACTAATCAAGATATTACTCCTATTAGACAATCTAATACTTTAACATCTGTATTTACTACAACAAATACTAGCTCTAATGTTATAATCAATCATACTGCACATGGAGCTATATTAGGATCATTTATAACTATATCTAACGTATCAGCAAATGTAGGAGGTATCACCACTACAGATTTAGAAAATGAATTTGAAATTGTAAATATTAATAATACTAATGCTTATACTATAACAACACCGGGTACAGCAACTTCAACAATTACTGATACAGCTAATTGTGATATTGAATATCAAATAAATATAGGCCCAACTATTCAAACTTTTGGTTATGGTTGGAGTACGGGAACATGGTCATTTAGTACATGGGGAACACCTAGAACTTCTTCAACTGTAACTTTAGATATGAGACAATGGTCTTTAAATAATTGGGGTGAAGATTTAATTTTAACTCAAAGAGATGGAGCAACTTATGAATGGGATGAATCAGCTGGAATGTCTTTAAATAGAGTTACAGCTATTGCTAATGCTCCTACAGCTTCTACTTTATCTGTAGTATCTACAGAGACAAGACATTTAATTTGTATGGGAACAGAAACAACTATAGGAGATGTAAGTTCACAAGATAAATTATTTATAAGATGGTCAGATCAAGAAAATTACAATTTTTGGACACCTAATGCTACTAACTCAGCGGGTTCACAAAGAATTGCTGGAGGTTCTGAAATAAGAACAGCTAAACCTGCAAAAGGAACTATTCTAGTTTGGACAGATACAACATTACACTCGATGTCTTTTATAGGTCCACCTTTTATATTTGGTTTTCGTCAACTCGGTAATGACTGCGGAGCTGTTGGATTAAACAGTGCAATAGTTATAGATGACGTAGCTTACTGGATGTCTGATGGCCAATTCTTTAGATTTGCTGGTGCTGTTCAAGAAATACCTTGTCCTATATTAAATCATGTATTTGATAATATAAATAAAACTCAATATGCTCAAGTATATGCTGGACAAACTTCTGATTTTTCTGAAGTTGTTTGGTACTACTGCTCTGCTAATTCTAATTTTATAGATAAATATGTAATCTATAATCATTTAGAAAATAGTTGGTATTTTGGTAATTTATCAAGAAGTACATATTTAGATAATGGAGTAGAATTAAATCCAATAGCTACAGAATACTTTGCTAATTCTACTGCTAATACTTATACTACAATATATGGTCTTACAACTGGACGAAGTTTAATATATCGTCATGAAGATGGTGTCGATGATGATGGAACAGCAATTACTGCTTATATACAATCAGGTGATGGAGATATTGCAGATGGAGAGAATTTTACTTTTATTAATAAAGTAATACCAGATTTTAAAAATCAAACTGGTAATGCGACTATTACTTTATCAGCTAGAGATTACCCTAATAGCTCTAAGACTACAGGAGAAGTCATTACAGTATCAAATACGACAGCTTTTTATAATTCTAGAATACGAGGTAGACAATCTTCCATTAAAATAGAAAGTGACGAATTAGGTAGTAATTGGCGATTTGGTACATTAAGAATCAATGTAAGACCAGATGGAAAAAGATAAATATAAGATTAGATTAGCTCGTATAGATGACGCTGTTAGAATACGAGAATTATTGAAAACATGGCTTGTAGAAGCTCCATTTAACTTTGGAAATACTAATAATAAAAAAGCTCTAGAAAATATAGTATTTTACATTCGTAATAGTTTTGTTATAGTAGTGGAATATGAAAATAATATTGTAGGAACTATGGCTGCTACAATAGACGAAACTTGGTATAGTGATAAAAAGTTTTTAAGAACTTTATGGTTACATATACATCCTAAGTATCGAAACTTTCATATCTTTA